GAATGCCGAAAACAGCCAAGTACCCCTCAATTACATCCGGATCATCAGATGACGCCCGAACCTTGTAATCCGCTGAAATACGATCGCCTTTTGAATTGACGTAACGGCAAGTGAGGTACTCACCTGCCGTACGTTTTTGCAGATCCAATATTTTTTTATGCAGGGTCTTCATTTTCAATAACCGGATCAGTTACCGGCTCTGGAATTGGTGCAACTTCATCCTTTTTATAAACATCACCGCCTTCAACTTTATCATATCCCCTTGCCTCAAGCCACTGGTTACGCGTGATTATATTGTTATCCCATTCAATTTTCAATGAATCATTCCAAGCTTTTGCTGCTTCTGCTTTTGATTTTGCGTCTTCCTGTAGTGCTGGCGTAGCATCAAAGTTTCCGACAATCTTTGCATTATTATCTGAAGCCTTGAAGAATTTATTGTACTTGTTGAGATCTTTTTGATTGTTGGGAATAACGTTATTGTTGAATACTGCCTTTGCAGCGGTGGAGCTGTTCGCAAAAGTTGCATCCACTTCTTCGTACAAAACATAAGGGAATCCGAACCTATGGCAGATGGCCTTTTCTCCACCTATTACCGTTTCTTTTGTTCCCAATTGGCGCACATCAAAGCTCATTGCATTCCACTTCGCAGGGAATGACGATATGACGTACTGATATTGTGACAATGAAAGACCGTATTTCTGAAGAGCCTGTTGAAGATCATCCTTCTGTTTCTGATCCATTGGGATAACTCCGGCAACATCTTTCACCGCGTCGCCTGAAATAAATCCCAGTGGTCCTTTCTTCTTCAGCAGTACATTATCAGCCTCCATTGCCGCGCAAATGTTGCTTATAGCCATATCCAGCCCGACTAACCTTGACTGTGGGAGCAAATAACCTTCCTGCTCATCCTGAAAAAAAGAATCTTCTAAAATGAAAACCTCATGCGGTTGAAGTGTGATCTGAACGCCGCCGATTGATACACGGTATTCCTTTACAAGCTCTTCTATCTTTGAAGTGTACGTGAATTTACGCGTGGGGACAACCTCGAAACACCACGGCGGTATATTGATCATTGAAGTAGCAAAACTCGGATCGTGTCCGGAAGGAATTAATGGGAAGACTGGGCAGAATCCGAAAACCTTTTTGTATACAACTTGCTGACCACGGAACTGCTCCCAGTTTTGCAACGGGTTTGGCTGTCTTAAAAGGGCATTCATACGATTGGCCCATTCACCAGTCGCATAATTTTCCTTGCCCTTTCCTGATGCCCTCAATATTTCCACTATTCCCGTAATGTCATATTCCGCGAGGCGATCCACTACAGAAGAAACCGGAAAGCAAAACTCATAAGCGTACTTTTGCATCAATCGATTCTTCAATCCTAACCACACCGCGTCATGCCCCTTTATGTCTATCGTTCCACCATGGCCATCCTTTGGTATGAAGTCTACACCAGAATTAAAACCGGTGTACTCGCCCGCAATGGAGCCGAATAAGTGCTGAATAAAATTCATCCGGCCTTACGGTTTTTCTTTTTTTCCTGGTAATATCTGACGGTGGCTATAGCGATCCACTCAATAAGTCGAGCGGTTAATAAAGCGAACAAGACTGCAAAAAAAAGTTCCGTGTTCAATCTCGTGTAATCGTTTAAGCGATTATGTACGAAATACGAAAGAAAGTTTGAATAAAGCAAACGCCCTATAAACGATTTGCAATACAGGCCATGCGCGGCGCATCACCGATAGCGTGGTTGTCCTTGTCTACAGGGGTATCTGTGGTGACCATTACGCCATTAACTTTGGCTTTGGCTTTGACGTATCCCATTTGCTCTTTGCGCATCTCGGGGCAGTCAACAATGTGAAGGTTATACTTCTTCATGATGGATAAGCCGTATTCGATCGACCCAGGGAAAGGAGTAATAGCATAAACTTGGTATCCGAATCTACGCGCCTCACTGATGTAACCGCGCCCTCCATATTCTCCGGAAGGGTCCGCCCAAATTGTTATTTCTTTGTTCGCGTGAGTGGCAAGCAAGTTGATAAAATCGTTCGCGGTTGGTGTTGGTTGGTAGAACATGCACTGCAAATACATATTTGGTTTTACGGTGTCACCAGGTTCAGCGATGCGATCGACGCCGACCTTAACCAGCGTGCTGGGGTCTACAGTGTATCCGAAATCTTGCCCCCAATAAATGTTATGGCAGTTCTTGGGGAACTCCTTTATCCAAGTGACTTTAGGGAAGATCAGACCATCCGGCGCCATGCGTTCGCCCATACCGTAAACGAGCCATTGGTACTTATCCGCCGTCCCTACTTGTTCGTTATACTGGCATCGCTTCAATTCAGCTACATCCTCTTTCGGGTATCCTTGTGGGTTTTTATCACAGTCGTACCGCAACGCCTTTTGAATGGCGGTGTATTTCTTGTCGTCGTCCTCATCCTGTGATCCGAGGAAGATGGCGATCTTTGAAAGCTCTACCGGTTGATAAGATTCAATTTGCCTGCGCTCCTGCGGGGCAATCATCCAGTTGTCTTTGTATGTGGTCTTCAGGTGACCTACATCCTTTCGGCCGATAACAGAGGTAAATATGTCGTGTTCTGCATACTTCGGGTTAAGATCTCCCCACCAGAATTTACGGCATCGCATAATTGCCTGATCGCGCACAGCTTTTGGGATGTCGAGGACTTCATTGAAATACAGATAATCGCAACCTACACCGAGTTGGGCGCTTTCACTGTCAGCGCCGATCAGGTTCACTTTATTCCCCCACAGGTAAAAACTCCTTACTTCCTGACGTCCTTGGAATGGTGACTTTAGATTATACTGCGGTAGCCGCCAATTAAAGTCATTGTAAAGCGTTGTTTTGAAACTGACGTATGTTTCGCGGATGATGTTGAAGATGGCGTTTGTTTCGTGTGTGCTCGCCACGTACACCATGAAATCAATGCTGGAGATCGTTTTAAATGATCGACTTGATCCCTCCAGTATTACCCCTGACTTAATGTCTTCAGATTCGCAGATCTCTTTGAACTGGTCGTAGCTGATCAGCCCAGATTCGTAAAGCTTCAGTAATTCGGAACGGCGGGGGAATTTAAGTTCCTGGTGAAGAAAGCGAAGGTTTGGGTTTATTCGGCGGGCCATTGCAAATTTTATAATCTGCTCGGCGGACGAATCAGCCTCGCTTCAAAAAATCAATCTGTTTTTTGCGATTCATCTAAAGGGAAAAGATCTGATGTGGCCTTGCGGTTATCGTTTACGTTCACGTTTGACTCGTCTTTGAGGCCCAGATCACGGGCTATAATGTTCGCGTTGAATGCCCCAACTGCCGCCCCTTCAAACTTTTGTGTGAATATAATATTCCTTACACGCGTGGATATTGGGATAAATTCATCACGATTTGCGTACAAATCCCATGTTTTATGATCGATGTCAAGGAAAAGATAAAGCCCGGTCCATGTATAAGGGGTCTCTGTTGGGACCTTACATTCGGTCGCATCTTTCCCATTAAACTCTGTTCTTATCCATTTTCTGGCGTCTGTAGCCTCAAAATATTCGCAGCAGGATTCCCATAGTAATTCAGGGGTTTGGAATATCTTATCCCTCCCATGCTTGCTTCTTAACTTCCAGAACTGGTTACCTTTAGGGGCGCTCATAATCGATTTTTGTATTTTAAGTCGTCCACGTGATTTAAGAATGCGCGCATTAGTCTGTCTGCCTGTTCATGCATTTCTTTAATCCGATTACTGTATTGATTGAATGTGTCCAACAGTTCGATTATTGACCTGTTATTATCAATCTGTCGGTACATAACTACCTTGGCTCGGTCTAATCTCGCATTGAAGTCAACACCGTTTATAGTTAATGGATAGCGAATCTCGTTTGTGACACTCATAATTGCCACCATTTACGATTGATTTTTTCTTCCAAAGATTTATCTGGGTCACCACCTCTTACCTGAGAAGGCGGTGGCGGGTCAGATACTACTATTCTTAATTTATATTTCAGAATTTCATGATCGATAAACCCTTTTGTATACACATCGCGACCTACTAAATTAGGGTCAGCTTTGTGTTTTGTAACGAAAAAGGGGAATGTATCAACGCATATTTCAACGACTCCGTTTGAAATGGTCTCACCGCTTCCTTCGAAGCCCTTCGCCTTAAGATAATCGTATAATTTACCCCAATCCATAATCGCTAATTTACTGCTTTTACGCCTGATTCCGAAGTATTATTGAAAGGATCTGCGGGGACTCTATCCGGCGGCAGGCTGTTAAGCTCTTCCATTACTACCGCGAGGCGCTTTTCCATGAACTTAATCTTGTGCTGGCTGATAGAAATGGAGTCCTTGTAGGAGTCAATATTCCGTGAAAGACTGGTTATTTCGTGTGTTAGTTCCTCTTTTCTGGTCATTTCAGTTTGATTTCAATGTTTTACCGCAGCAACTACATACCCATTTAGGGCATCCGTAACGCTTTCCAGTTCCCCGAACGATGTAGAATTTGCAGGTGTGTTTCATGCCTTCATCAGTTTAATTTTCTCTAAAAGGTAAAACTTCTCTGTTTCTCCTAACGGAGATGTCTTTATTATGGTCTCTACCTGGGAAAGGGCTCTTTGGAATCCGATGTGGTCAGCGTGAATGCATCCGGCGAGGTATGATCTGAAGTGATGGCCATACATTCTTCTCACTTCTGAATCTCTGTGTGATTCAACGAAGTTCTTAGCGGATTCCTGGTACTTTTGTAGTTCAGTCATTTGTTAAATCATTTTGATATAAATTGAAAATTAACACCGCCTTGAATAGCGTAATCCATAGCCGCGTCATCTGAAGTCATCGGGAATGATTGTTTGATGGCATCGAAAATCTTCTTTTCTTCATCACTTAATTGACGTTTAGGTTTTCGCTTTGCTTCCTCGTACTGTTTCCTTTGTGAGTCAGTCATGGATTTATTTTTTCGTACCAATTTGAATCTATAAACCTCCCTAGTTCTGTCATAATCATAAACCCGCTTTCGCAGTTTTCTTCATTCTTGATCTCAAGAACCGTAAATTGCTTGTCTTCAGTTTTATATCCACCAACATTGGTTCTAACCTTATCGCCTATATTTAGCGTGCATACGATTATGACGTGCTTAGCGTATTGGATTGTCATGGCTGTTTGTCTTTAGGGGTGAGAATTGGTTTGTGGGTGAGATCAGAATCATAAAATGAATGCAATTTCATCTTCAATTCGCAGCACTCCCAAAATAGGTCATTGTACTTTTTATTTGCTTTATCTCTCTTTTCCTCCAGATCCTTAATACGGGCATCCTTAGCGGCGCACTCGGATGCGGCGTAGCGTTTAGTAACTTCGTCGATCCATGAATCGTGAGCGCCGTAAATCGATACGAGCGTACTCCAGTGCTCAATTTTATCACCTTGGAAGTCTTTCAAATTTGACTCCTTCGCTACCTGATCTTTAATCTCCTGTAGTGTCATACTCAATTGGTTTGTGGGGGTGACTTAAATGCTGATGCAGGAATATTCCTTGATTTCTCACGCTCAAGTTCCTCCTTCAACTGCTGGTTCTCGGCCTGTAAGCGCGTGTTTTCCTGAACTAACTCATCGTTTACCATTGCCACTGCGCCGTGCTGATAGCCTAAGTCGTACCAGTTTGTGCCGTCGTTTTCAGCTTCTCGGGTTATCTCGGTGTTTAGGTTCTTCAGCCTCTCTATCTCGGAGCGGAGGGATTCGACTTCTTTTATCGCCCCTGAAATTCTGATTTGTAGTTCTTTATCCTTCTCTTCAAGCTGGGAACGGAGGGAGTCGATCAATTCCTTGTCTTCTTCAGAACAAATGGTTTCTCCCGTCTTAGGATTGATTAAGCTGTATCCGCAAAGTTCACCATTATCCGCATACAACTCATTTACAATATGTTTTGGCTTCTCTTCCTGCTTAACGGATAGGCGGATGACTTGGCGGTACTGTCCACGTCTACGATCCAAGCCATAGAAGCAGTTCACATTCTTCCATCCTTCATTAGTTTCAATCTCGTCAACCACCTCCCACTCTACATTACTTGGGCAGGGGAACTCGTCGCCGATCTGTAGTGGATCAGTGTTTACTTTATGTCTCACCCAAATAAGACCTTTGTAGTCTGTATAAAGTATCACCTCCGGATTCTCAACGATAAGCGCGGAGGAACGGTCATCGGTAAAGGCTTTAAGGCCTTCTGGGGTGTGTATAAACGTGAGTGTCTTCATGGTCATTTCAATTCGTCTTTTACTTTAAGGATGGAGGATTTGTCGATAATAGTACGTGAAGGCATGGTGGGTGCAGAATATGTAACTACCTTCATCTCCGCCACATCCGCGCACCGTTCTACTGCCTGATCGTGTACGGCTTTCATACACCGTAAAATGGTAATCACACTCTGAGACTGATAATAAAAGTTCACGATGATCTTTTGCTAATTCATCCATTATTG